TTCTCTTTCGTGTGAATGTATTTTATTTAAAGCTTCATCTTTCATGCTATGTCCAATGTACGTAGTTTGTTTGACTATTATTAAAATAAATTGTATTGACAGAAGGAGGTGCATAATACGTATATTTTGTTTGACCTGTTGTAGAAGGTTGACCCGGCACCCAATATGTTGCATAAAATAAACTTGCTCTTGGCATTGTTAGTTGTCCAAGAGTTGTTTTAGTGTGTCTCATAGTATTCCAATTACTATTAGTTCTTCTTTGATTAAATGTTACTTCTAAACGAGCTTGAGGAGAAAGATTTTGTACTCTTTGATATGAAATAGATGAAGAAAAATAAGCTCCTGACCAACCGGTATATGTAGCAGGAGATAAAGAGCCATAGCTAGAATTTCCAAGAGGTACTAAAGCAGGATAGTTATACCAATTAGGTATACCTGCAGGACCGATAGTAACAGGTCCATTTACATAACCATCTATATTGGAAAATGGACTACCCATAGGAACATAAACCATTGTGTGTGTTTGTGTAGTTGTTCCTGTTGCAGGTATTGCAGGTGGAGGTGCAGAAGAAGCTCCATACCATTCAGTAAAAGCCATTTGCACACTTGCTTGTTTATTTATCAAACCTCTTATTGGTGCAGAGTTTATATTCGACTGTGTTCCAGAAGTGCCACTAGCCTCAACGTGCATTTGATTAAGAGTTATTTGTCCGGAACTAGGTAATGGCATTAGTCAGTTTGCTCAGGTGTTTTATTTGCAATTAAAATATTTTCCATTTCACGTAACAATTCTCTATTGCCACGAACTTCATCAGCTAACTCATTGACTGCTGCTATCAATACAGCAGTAAGCTTTTCATACTTTACTGCCATATATCCATCAGAACGAGTAGTTGTGAGCTCAGGAAATTCTTTTGCTACTTCTTGTGCTATGACTCCTATATCACTCCCTTCGTAATTATCTTGTTTATCATTCCAATCAAAAGTCACACCTCTAATTTGACTTAATCTTTCAAGTGGACTTTGTATATCTTTTATATTTTCTTTTAACTTTTCATCTGATGAGTGAAAAGCAATAACATCATTTTTAAAATTTCCTGCTCCGGTAGAAGTAAACTCAACTACTGACACATCTGAGGAATTTCTAAATAAATGGCTAGATGCTGTTTTATAAATCGTAGCATCATTAGTAACAAAATAAAGTCTATTAACTCCATCTGATGAGCTTATCCATGAGTTAGAAGTATTATTTATTTTTGTATTTAATTGTGTTTGTATTGCTGACGTGACTCCATTCACATAACCTATCTCTGTAGATGTTGTTGTTGCCGGTGTCACATCTCCATTACCATCTGAAACTAAAGCTCTTGATGTAGTTAAGTTTGCCATCTTACTAAAAGCAATAGCAGCATTAGCATCTACACTAGCATTGACAACTGCATCTGAAGCTAATTGGTCTGCACCTACTGCATCGTCTGCAATCATAGCTTGTTCAACTGCGTCATTAGCTATAGTTAACGCACCATTACTTGCCATAGTAGCGTCTCCACTCATAGCTACAGGATTAAAGTTAGTGCCATCTGCAATTAACATATGACCACTAGTATTAGTACTCATTTTTAAATCGTCACCTTCTATAGTTAGGTCACCACTCAAAGCTAGATTATTTAAGCCATCATAAACAGCAGCACCTGCACCTGCTCCATCTAAAAATAATAATTTACAAGTTCCGTTAGCTATAGTTACAGAAGCTCCAGAGCCTTGTTTGACTACAATAGATTGTCCTCCTGTTGTTGAGTTTTCTACAAACAAAACTTTAGATACAGTTGTAGGTAAAATTTCTAAATCTTTTGTAGCAGTAAGACCACCATTTACTGTTGATGTTACTTTGATATACATACCTCTATATTTATCAGAAGCTCCATTTGCTATGGTTACTTGTTTATTTGCATCTGTTGTAAATGTTGCATCTGTTTGATATGAAAAAGCTTCTGCTATCAAACGTAAATTTAAGTTTGTAGTGTCACCCCATGTACCACTTTGGTCACCGGTTGCCATTTCATTTAAACGCAAATCGTTATCATATGTACTTGCCATATTGTTCCTCTTTTAAAAAATTATGCTACGTCAGTCCAATTAGGATTTTGAGTTGTATTAACTTCAGAATATCCTGCAGACTGATTATCATTAACGGGTGTATAGTTTGGTGTTTGTTCATCATTAACTAAACTCCAAATATTTAAAACTCCTAAGCTTCCACTTGCACTTACTGAGCTTACAGAAACTTTACATTCAGGAATTACTATTACTGTGCCTAAAGAAGCAGAACTGCTTAAGCCTGTCATAGGTAATACATTAAAAGTTTGTAAACTTATAGAACTTAACGCAGTTGTAGCTGTCACATCTCCAACTTGTGCTGCTGTAATGTTACAGTCACCAATAATTATTTCATCTCCTAAAGCTGCAGTTTTACCTGAACTTGAAACTCCTTGAACTGAGCCACCAAATACAACTGCATTTCCTACTGCTGTTGTTCCTGTAACAGTATCAGTATCAATAGTGTTTGTTACATTTACAATTGCACCTGCTGTATTTTGTATTACTCCTAAAGCTGAAACACCTTGTACGCCTGTAATAAACTCGTGAATGTTGGCATCTCCACTTATTGTGACTGTTCCTAAACCAACATTTGCAAAAATAAAACCACTAACTACAGGTACATTTACTGTAATGACAGGTGTGACAGAATTGATAGAGCCGGTTAGTTCAAAGCCTACCGGTACAAAAGAAGCGTTTCCTGTTATGCTGCCCAAACCTGCAAAAGGCGATTGAGCAAAAGCTGTTATTCCAAACATATTTTATTATCTCCATGGCGTACCTTCTATCCAAGTTACCAATGAATGTCTTATTCCCGAAGTGACAGGTGTCACACGATGTTGTATGAAAGAAGGAAATATAATTACAGTACCTTGTTGTCTTACTAAATGTTTCGGTAAATTTAATTCTCTTTCAAAAATTTCTAAATCTCCTCCATCATAATTGTCTTCGTGCGTAAGTTGTATTGTGACACTTAACTTTCTATCATATGCTAAACGACTCTTTACAACTTCTAAAGGTGCAAAATCTGAATCCATATGCCAAGTATAATGCTGTCCTTCTTGATATTCTGTATGCTGTATTTCATTACACCCACCGGAAATATCAACACCAAAGTTTGTTCTATTTGTGCCTACAACATAAGGCATTATTAAGTTAAGTGCTTTATCCCAGAGTTGAGGTGTTTCTGGTGTGACCCAACGTAAAATTGAATTTCTAGTATTAGTTTCTTTTATACCATCTGTTCCTGCTCCTATCTCTCCATCTGTAGGTGGAACTTTATTCATTATTTCTTCATTCAATTCGTCACATAAATCACGAGGCAAACCTTGCTCTCCATGAAACATTCCTACTTTCCCAAACATATTTAACCCCGTTTATCTTGGCTGTCCTATAAATTCTCTTCCGTCTAATTTATATTCTGAGTCTTTTTTGCAATAATGTATAAAGCACATATTAACATATCCTTTATCTAATTTTTCTCTCCAATGTTCAAGCTCTGTGCCTGAATAAACTATTGCATCACCTGCACTCATAGTTATGCTATGTGTATTATCTGACTTATCTTTTATAAATATTTCCCACTTTTCTCCACCCAGACAAATAGTAGCAGAAACTTGAAGTGCAGGTCTGTCTTTATGTTTTCCTAAACTACTTCCTTCAGTATATTTTCTACAAAAAGAATTTGTATAATCTAATTTTTGTTGTGAAATGTTTTCTATAAAATCTTTTTTCTTTTTTAGCAAAGCCTCTCCAACACTATAGGCATAACTATGCAAATCTCTATTAGCAAATCCCATTTTTTTATCTATCTTTCCAAACCTTCCATAAAGAGCAGAAGCTATATTGGGTTTTGTTAAACTAATTGGTATTGTATTTTCAAAATATTTTTCTATATATTCTGCTTTAGCGTAATGTATTTCAAAGCTTTCGTTAACTAAGTCTGCAACTTCTTCAGATAAAAAGTTTTTAACTAAAACAAATCCCTGCTCTTGAAATCTGTTTTGTAAAAAATTAATTTTTTCTTTTTCTATAGTATCAAAAAACTTATCATCAGCTTTTTCTACTGCTTTTAAAAAATTATATTCCATCTATTCTATATCTTATATAACCTTTAACTTGTTTTACTTCTAGTGTTTCAAAGTCATAAACTATTCCATAACACCATATATCGTCTTTTAGTTTTTCATCAGGTATGGGATAAGTATGTCCATATTTTTCACACCAAGGACGAAATATTTCTTCAGTTGCAAATAAAAATATATCTCTTTCTTGAGACTTACTGCCATCTTCATGGTAAATATCAGCAAAAAAATACCAATAAGGGTTTATATCTTCAGGCAAACCTTCAGGTCTAGGTATGTTTTCAGTTTGTTTTATTCCATAATAAACAATCTTTAACATACGCTCTTTAGTTTCTAAATCGTATTTTAATCCGTACCAAGGACACCATGTATGAGTGCTAGGGTCTATACCATAACTTTGTAAAAGATAAGGACTAGGCTCTCTTTGTACATGGTACATACTAATAGAATTAGTATTCTTGTATGGAGGTCTTAAAGGTGCACCATCAGGAGCATAGTAAGTTCCTATAACATTTAAAGCACCAGACTCCCATATTTCTTCTTCTTTAGGAAATGCAGCTTTTACTTTTTCTAAAAGAGCCGGACCATCTCCTGTTGCAATATTCCAATCTTTTCTTACAAGTTTTTGATTGACGTATACTTCATCATATATATCTGTTCTGAATAAAAAAGAATCGTTTCTTCCTATAGCGTGTCTATATGCTTCAGCTTCTTTATGCCAACGTTCTAAAGTTTCTGCTCCTTCTTTATCAAAGTTTCCAAATTCATCAACAAGCAAAGCCGAGTCCTGTTTACTCCATTCAATAACATAATTTATTTCTTGATGACTGTATGTGCTTTCAAACCTTAGACGATAAAATTCTTTTCCAAATTCATCTATATCTTTTCTTACACTTGCTACCATTTTGTTATTATAACAATATCATTAAGTTATTGTGATAGTGTTTGTTGTACTACCTGTTGAAGGAAAAGTACCACTAGGTACTGGACCAAAAGGATACATATTATTTACGTTGTTTGCCCATGCTGGTTGACCTGTCCATGAAAAAGAACAACTAGCACTTCCCGAAATAGGAGTTCCACTAATTACAAAAGGACCCATATAACTACCAAATGTTGCTGATGCCCTATTATAAGTCACATTATATGCAGGATTAGTTATGTTTATAGATGTCCAACCTGCATTAGTAAAAGTTGTAGGATATGTACCACCACCATTAATACCTTGGTGTCTAAACTCCATAAATAAAGTAGAAGGACCCCATGGTCCTGCAGAACTTCCGGGTATTGATGAAGAATTACAACGTAATTGATATAAACTTAATAATGGGTTAGAAGTTCTTGTGCCACCTGCAACATTATATAATTGTGTAGCAAAACCTCCGGGATACATTAGAGGCATACGTCCCATTGCGAATTCACTTGCATCGTTTCCTGTGCTCGGAAATGGTGCGATACCTACATATCCATATCCCCAATAATAACTAGAACTAGCAGGTGTAGCAGGTCCTGATGCTGTAGTTTGCTGTTCATATCCTATAGTGAAAGTTGCTTGATTACTAAATCCACTTTTACTTCGCCATTGTGCAAGATTTACAGATGTAGTTCCGGGCGTATACTGATGAGCCATTTGTTTAACTTCAGTATTATTTATAGAAACGCTTGTACTTGAAGGCAATCCTCTTTCTGTATTCATCTGTGACATTGAAACTGAACTAGAAGGAAATGCCATTACTTATCCTCTAATTCTTTTATTCTTGCTTCTAGTTCTTTGATAGCTTCTACTAACAAACCTACTGTATTACCATAACGAATAGCTAAGTGTTCCTCTGCTTCTATGCCATTAATTTCATCAGGTATTGTTTCTGAAGTATAAACTGCTTCAGGTAATACTTTTTCTAAGTCTTGTGCTATTAGTCCTGTGAGTCTGTTGCCATCAGATTTTAAAGTGTAGGTAATACCTTTAAGTTGTTTTACTTTATCTAAAGCATTATCTATAACTTCTATATTTTCTTTAAGTTTTATATCAGAAGGAGAGCCATAAGCTGTAATATTTGCTAAAGCTACAAAGTTTCCAGAGCCATCAACTTGTGCTGTATTAGTGCCACTTGCATTTCTAAAAACATGAGAGGCACTTTGATAATAGATATGACCACTATGTGCTTGTATTTTTCTAGCTTTTTCTCCTGTCCAAGTTCCATCATTTAATTCAATATCAGTTCCTGCAGCTATATCAATACCTCCATAAAATATTGCCTCACCTCCATTAGACATATCTACAGTAATAGCAGTTAAAGCTGACCCACCATCATTACCTTTAAGTACAAAATCGCCATCACTTTGATTTACTGTGACTTCAAAATTTCCCACGCTTCTTGCAAGAGTAGCTGTAAGCAATCCATCATCTTTAAAAGTAATAGAGCCACCATCTGCGTCTAAGTTTAAGTTTCCTACAACGTCAAAAGTAAAATCTCCAGAAGCATTACTAACAGTCGGTGCAGCACCTAATGCTATATTGTCTGAGCCATCTTCTACTACAGCTTTACTTGCAGGTAATGTACAAAATACATCTTTAGTTCCTGCAGAAAAATTAACTGCAGCGTCAGAATTAGAACTACTAATGACTGTAGTTCTCGCTAAAGTGTCTGGACTTGCGTCTGTTATAGTTCCTAAACCAACTTCAAACTCGTCTAGACTTTGATGAACGATAGCATAGTAAGTTGTATTGGAATTACCAATACCTGCAACAAATGACTCGAAACCTGTTTCAGCACCTGCTAGATTTACTGTGCCTGTTCCTGCAGTTGTTGTTGTTTCTTTAACTCTATCGTTAAGAACAAATGCCATTAAGCTATTCTAATAATTGCGTTTGAAGCGTCAGGTGTTGGAAATTGTATTGTAAAGTCACCATTGGTAGAACTTTTATCTCCACCAAAAGCTAATACACATACAGCTTTATTACTATTAGTGCTGTTATAAATTAAAGCACCATTAGCAGTTATTGTAGAACTACTAAAAGTTAAATCAGCAAAGTCAGTAAATGCAGTTGTTCCACTTGAAGTTGGAGTCACATTTGTTAATGCTCCTCCACCAGAAGAATAACCTGTACCAGAAACTTCATTAGTTGCTGAGAAAGCAGTTGTAGCTGCACCTAGTGTAGCCGAGCTTGTGTACAAAGCTAACTTAAAAGCATTACCACTACTGTTTGTAAAATTGTGCGTACCTGTCATAAGTTCAACTTTAAACGAAGTACACATTGCTTGAGAAATTGCCATTACAGCCTCCTTATAATTTCAGCCATATCTTTATGACCTTGTTTTTCTAATAAACCTGCGACTGTACTTCTATCACTAGCTACTGCTTGTTTTAGATAGTGCAGGATAAGTTGTTGTATAGAGTCCTTAAATGCTTCAGCTTGTGCCTTAACCATAGGGTCTGCTGTATCACTTATTGAAACTAACCTTTCAACAATTCTATCTGTCCAATACTCAGGACTTAAACCTTTATTTTCTGTTGTCTGTACTCCAACAGTACCTGTAGTTGTTTCTATATCAACTGTAAACATTATGTCCTCTTCTGTCTTAGCATACCTTCAGCATAGGTATCTATAGTATTATCTGCTTCCCCTAAATTCTTTAATCTAGATATAGCTTGAAAATATCTTTTTTCATACTCAGCTAACATATCTTGTGCTCCTTTCATATAAACATAGCCTTCTATTAAACAACCATATAACAAAGCATTAGTTGCATTTTCTGATAGCCATGTTGTTCCACCTTCTGCTCCTGCTGTAATAGAAGCAGGTTTATAAAAATAATGTAACTCAACTGTTAAATTTAAATTAGGTGTTGGTGCAACTATGAAACTATCATTGTCATAAAGAGCATAATGTTGTGGTGCTCCTGCTACTGTTCTATCTGGATATGCTTCTCTTATGTAATTAACATCACGAAAATATAAAAAGTTTTGAGATTGCCCATCTAAAACAGCTAAAGAAAAATTATCTAAAAAGTCTGAAGGTGTTGATAAATATTCATTACCTGCACTTAATTGACCTGTAACATTTTTTCTAAAGTTTGGAAGTTTTACAGATTTAACAATTCTTTCTTCAGCTTGTTTGATAATATCAGGAAGATTAGAAACAAACGAAGTTTCGTTATTTTCTAAATAATTTTGTATTAAAGATTTTAATTCACTATATGTCATGGTGTATTTGCTTGTCCTCCCATACCACTATGATTGGTACAGTAATAATAAAGAGTAGGTGCTCCAACAGCTACAGTTATTTGAGTATATGCTCCTGCATTACCCGGTGTTCCATTTGTTGTCACACCTGTTGTATATTCACTTCCTCCTCCATGAGTTCCATCGGAAGTTGTAGAAAATCTTAATGGGTGAGTTCCATTACTAGCATTACCTTGGTCAAATCTATAAGTCTTACCTTCTTCTAAAGTTAATGTAGGCTGTCTTACAGAGTCAATATAATAACGATTACCTCCACCATAAGCTTGTACTGTAACTACATAGTTTGTTACAGCTAAAGCACTAACAGCATTTAAGCTTGTTGTTAATAAATTTTGTGTTAATTGAACTGCTACATTAGCCGGACTTGGTGAAGGACTAGGACTAGGACTAGGACTAGGACTAGGAGAAGGACTAGGTGCATTAGTTGTTGTAATTCTACTAAAGCCTATACCTCCTCTTATTACCATACCCGTGCTATTTAATGGATTAAATCCAAAATAAGTTGTTGAGGTCTTTTCGCCTGAGTCAGGTCTAGGATTAAACAAACCTATATTATCTGAAGTATCAACCTCTCCTACTCTATACTGAGGTTGGTCTGGGTCTATACAAGACGGACATATTCTACTACCTGTTTTTTTTTGGTCTTGTACTTCGTATTTTAAATCTCTTAATTTATAAGTGAAACCACATCTGTCACAGATACCAATTGCTTTTTTACCTGCTGCATATGCCATGTTTAATAACTATTAGTATTAGGTACAAATCTTATAGCAGCTCTTTCTCTATCTGCTTCTGATACTTCTTTCCATAATTCATCATACCTTTGCTTTATCATAGGTATGCGACTTTGTGATTGGTCATTCTTACAAGCTATGTTGTATGCCAAAGCGTAAGTTAAACATGGTAAGTATCTAGCAGGAACATCTGGATTTATACTTGCATTAACTCCTGCATCTTCAATTCTTTTTATGTAATCATATATTAAAGTATAAGTTTGTTGTGAGTCAGGTGTTGCCCAAATCCCTATCTTTAATGTTAATCCTTTATCAACATAGTATTGTGTTGGCTTAGATTGTAAAAGTTTTTTAGCTTGATGATTGTATTCAGTTCTACTTATTCTTGTAAGTCGTTGGTCAAATTGTTCTGATACATCTCCTGCATCAGTCCTTACTACAGCATCAACTATTTCTAATGCTGTACTATCTGCATCATATATATTAGTACCTGCAGTCAAAGTTATACTGCCTTGTTCTACTTTCCAAAGATTAAGTCCTTTGTTTTGCCATTCCAAAAAAATTAAATCCAATGCACGTTTTGCTGTGTTGTAGTCTCCACCTGACATTATAGATAAACCACAGAGGTCAAATGCCTCTTCCATAAGTTCTGTAATGTCTAAATTAAATCCGTAAGTTCCACTAGTCGCCATATCTAACTCTTATAACTGTTATGTCTCCTCGTTTTTCTTGGGTTACTATTTTTTGTTTTTTTTTACCAGACTTGTCAATCTGTTCACGCATATTAGTTCTAGCTATTGTCATCTGTACCTCGCTGTTTTTTTTGCAATGTTCTTTGGTTGTTTAACAAACTGTTTGCCTTTTTTAGTTCCTTTTCTTTTAGCTTTCGTTGTAGCTGCATACTCTGAAGAAGATAAAGCTTTAATTGCTTTTTCAGGAAGATAACGCTCTCCTGTTTTGCCTGAAGGTTTTCCAGACTTTGTTCTCCATTTTTGTTTAGTCCAATTTTTTAAAGACCTTTGTGATTTTTTTAAAGGCATTAAGACCCAACTTTCTTTTGTGCTTCTTTATGTGCTTGAGAAAAAGTCTTACCTTTTTTCATCATAGAAGTCATAGACTTCATATGTTTACTAGTATGATGTTTAGAATGTTTCTTCATTGTATCTTGTTGTCTCTTTGTTAAAGCAGAAACATCAGCTCCTTTTATTAAGACTTTTTTTGAAGATGCTTTTTTAGTTGGACCTCCATCTTTCATGTAGCCCATTTTATTTCTTACATCAGAAGGAAGTTTTTTTAATCCTGAATTGCTATCAGGTACTTCTCTAAGTTTCTTATTCATTTATATCCACCACCTTTTGCTTTATATTGTTTAGCTAACATCTGAGCTTTACGTGCAGACCATTGACCCGGCTTACCACCTTTACCACCTGCTTTAATTCTGTTAAATAAATTTTTACGCATAGTAGGTTTAGTATAGTTTCCTGCCTCATTGACTTTTGATTTTGATTTTTTTGCTCTACTCACCACTTCACCTTATCTGCCCAATAAGCTGCTGACATCTTACCTTTTTTAATATTCTTTGCATGACGAGCTTTGAAGGATTTTCGTTTTGCTTTCATTCTTGCAGACTCTCCTGCTTTAGGTTTACCTGCAGTCTTAGCACCTTTCTGTCCAAACCTAATGGTTTTTACTTTGCTACCTTCTTTGGCAACAACAATATGAGACTTCTTAGGGTGGCTAGGAGTACGCTTTGGTTTGTTATAACCTGATACTCCTGCTCTTTTTAAACGAGAGTCCTTCTTAGCTCCTGACATTATTTGCCTGTTTTACCACCACGGAACATTGCAGACATAGGTGCTTTCTTTTTCATAACTCCACCACCCATATAGGTTTGTGCAGTTTGTTTTTTCATCTTGCCACCATCGCCATACATTTGTGGCTGTTTCTTTTTCATCATTCCACCGGGCATAATTACCTCACTTTTTTGTAGTAGCTTTTTTCTTAGCTACGGGTTTTTTCTTAGTTGTTTTTTTCTTTGGTGTTTTTCCACCTACATATGCTTCATTTACATCAGGTGTTGAAGGGTCATCAGCCACATAGTGACCTTTTGTTGTTCTAGCTCTGACACCATTTAGTTCATCTGCTTTTCTTTGAGCATCAACTAAATCAGGGTCAGGTCCAAATACAACTTCAAAAATACCTTCATCATTTGCTTGTAAAACAAAATACTGTGGGGGAAAACCACTTGTAGAAATTATTGCTTTCTTACTTGCCATATTAACTCCTTAATACGTTTTTATCATTTCAAGAGTAACAGAATAGGTATCCCCATTACTAGCACCCTTAGTTGTGAAAAGAACGTCACCATTCTTTCCTGTTCCTGCATTATTAGGAATACCACCAAAATCCGAAAAGTCCATATGTCCATTACTACTTTCAGCTAACTCCATGATTAAAACATTAGCGTTAGCATTAAAAAATAATTGAACAGACATACCAACAATGGCATGGCTTACTCGTACTATTCTAACTCCGGAACAAGCTGTCCCTGCAGAGTTAGCAGATAAAGCAGAAACATCTACTTTAGCTACAGCACTTTCGCCCGTGCCATCACTTACATTGGTAAATTTCATAACACAGTTTCTGTCGCCATCTATAATAGTCTGGCTTGTGACTGCATCTGCCATAATTTACCTTTAACTTAAATTGTTGTTTTGGATATATAAGACTGTTGCCGTAGCAGCTCCGGTGGTTGCATCACCATTTGCTCCGGTAAAGTCGGCTAGAACTTGAATGTCAGATGTTCCAACATCAGTAGCTTCAGTATCTAAAGTACCTCTTGTTGTTGCAAGTGCTTTTACATTTTGTGCATTAATAAAAGCATTTCCGTCTGCTGCTGTACCAACTGATACAGTAGCTGCACCACCATCGTTATTAACGACAGTAACGTTTAATACGACATCAATAATTTGTGAATTAGCCGGTACAGTAGCTATTACTTGGTTTAAGTGACTTGCACCAATAATATCTACAACTGCAGATTGTGCCATAACAACTGAGCCGGTATTAGCGACATCAGTACCTACAGTAGTTCCGGTTGTGTCTTTGATAGTCCCTGCTTTAACAGGTCCTGAGAATGTTGTAGTTCCCATTATTCCCTCCTTAAAGGAAAAACTCTATCATCTTGGGTTGTCTGCTAGGTCAGTTGATAGAGAAGTTAATTAATCCTAGATGTAGAAAAAGGGAGGACCGAAGTCCTCCCTTAATTCTTAGCTTGACCCCGGAGAGCCGAAGATACCTAGAGGGTCTGATACTCCAAAGGAATATCTTTCTCTAGCCTTGTATCTAACGTTTCCTGTGTCAAAATCCCCGTCCATGCTTGTAGTCATTGGACTTCTTACAAAGTGCTTCATTCCGTCAGGAATGTCAGTAGTAATGAAGAAGGCATTAGGGTCAGTTAAATAATGATTAACTGAAAAACCTTCTGGAATAACGCCATTAGTTTTAATAGCGTTAATGTCATTATCTGCTGTTCCTACTCGGTAGTCACTTTGTAGCAGTCTAGTTGCTACAAACTGAAGAGCAGAAGGTATGATTAACTTTCTTGCTCTGGCAGCGATTTTCAGACCTCTTTCGTCTGTGTATCCACCGATTTGAATAATTGCATCTTCTAAAGATACTTCGTTCAAATCAGCACCTGTGGCAGGTCTATTACTATTTGTACCACCATTAACTAATGGGTGTGCTGTACTAAATAAAGTTACACCATCACCACCATTAAACGAAGTGAAACCATTGTTCAAAGGAACAACACTTTTTACTTGTTTGGTGTAAGCCATAGCTCTAGCTAAGGCTTTAGTGTATCTAGCTGAAAGCGAAACATAGAGGTTATCCTCCATTGCTTCTTCAGTTATAGCATATCCCATTGCAATAGTTTCGTGAGTGTAACGAGCTACAAAAGATTCTTGAGCTGTGTCATAACTGATAGCAGCACCCTCATCTTTTACAGGAGCAGCTCCGAAACCTGATAACTTTAACTCTTCCTCGAAACTTCTTTCAGAGTTTTCAGTCACGTAGATATCTTCGTGCTCATTTTCGTAGTTGTTGTACTCTTCGCCAAATAATGCGTTAAGACCCGGTAGGAGCTGTTTAAGCTCATTTGCTCTTGATATAGCAGCCATAATTTATTCTCCTTATCCGATACCCGTTGCATTAAGCAACTGATGTCCTACGTTAAACATTACAAGTACATCTGTTTTTGCATCACCAATTGTACTATCAGGACCATCGACAAAGTCGATAATCTTCAAAGGTAGTGTATTGGTAGTGTTAGCTGTACTCCCGTCTACTGCATTTTTGCTTGTGCCAATAGAAGTAGACCCTGCAGTTTGTATAACTGCTACGTTCTTGCCTAAGTCATCTTGGTCTAAAGCCTCGTCTGATTGCATTTGCATAATCAGAAAAGGGTCAGAAGCAACATATGCCATAATATCATCGGCTGCTGTATTAGCAGGATAATATTGATTAAAAGTAGTTTGACCGGTTGAGGGGTCAGTATATGAACAACCTAAGAATACACCAATAGGAGTCAAGGAAGTAGTTCCTGTATCCTTTTGGATTGTAGTGTTTGGGTTGTTGTCTGCCCACTTAACAAAGTCACCATAAAAAATATCAGTAGCAAAGCCATTGTTAATTTTATAGTGAGTAATCTTTGCATTGTAAGCACACGATACTAACGACCCCATTGGTCTTGCACCCATAGGTGAAGCTGTTGAAGCCATAATTATTTACTCCTCTGCAAATAGTTGCAGAAAAAAATTATTAATTAAAAGACTCTATGAGTCTTTACCAAAAGTCGTTTTTGATTTGCGTTCGTAAACTTGTTTAGTTGCCATTCTACTATCTTGGTCTTTGAAGTAAGTGTTATCAACAGTTTCAACCTGTTGTTGTGCCATATCTGAAAAATGCTTTTCACGTGCTTTTGCTCGTTCTTCAGGCATTTTGCATAATAGCAATCCACCAACTTCTATATTACCTTTTGCTGCCCATTCTGAATTATGGTCTTGCATATGTATCTGTAGTTCTGGGTGGTCTTCTAAACGACAAGGTGACCAACCATCTCGAAAACTTTTAGATACATTAGGGTTGTCTGAATTTCCAACTAAGGAAGTTCTTACCCATCTGAAAACCCACCCTTCTTGTGGGTCTGGGTCAGGTAGATTGGCTGTGTTTTCCCAATTCTGATAACGTTGGGTAGCCTCTCGGCTATCTAATCCCCTAGGGGAACGCTCTTGGTCAGAGGAGTTCACAGAACTTTCCTCCACTTCATTTTCATTTGATGTGTTATCTTGCTCTGTCATACTTGCTCCTTTAATAATTGATTTGCATACTGCTCCGGACTTATACCAAGTTGTCGAGCTATCTTAACTTGAGTCTGGGTCAGACGTACTTGCGAGGGTTTAGAGTTTCCGGTGTTCCTCGTGGCACCGGCAACAACTGTTTGAGGTTGTTTATCTTTTGTTTCAACTACTTCTTCCGAAGCTGTTTGTTGAATACCAAAAAAATTCGGGAACTTATTACGCATTTCTTTATCTACTTCTGCATAATACTTCTCTGCTTCCTTAGCAGGGTCTATGCCATTAGTTCTTAATGCGTTGTCAACATACATAGCATATGATGACATTTCTTTGTGGATTGGCTCAGTACCCATAAACCATGGGTTTTTAGCTGCCCACCTTTGTAAATCTTCATCTATTTGTTGAGGTTGTTGTTCAGGTGTTTCCTCAACCGGCAAGTCATTAAGTATTTGTGTTTGTACTTGCTGAGACATATTGTTAGCTGTTTGCTCTGCAAGAACTGCTTTAGAAAGTTGTTCTTGAGCTTCAGCCATTTTGTCTGCATCACCTGCTTCATAAGCTGTCTTATACATTGCTTGTGCATTTTGTTTTGCCCACAAAGCATTGTTAGCTGCTTGTTTGTTTAATACTTCTCCACCTTGGTCTACTAAAGCTTGTAGCTTTTTATTCTCGTCAATAAGAGAAGACAGTCTTTGTATTGCTTCTTGAGACTCTCTAGTAGCTTGTTCTTTAGCTCTACGCTCCTCATGGTAATCGTATTTTAATTTATTAATTCTGTCACCGGCTCTCTTAGAGTAATCGGTTATCTCAGCATCTAGCGTGTCATCATCAACTTCTACTTCTGCAACGCTTTCATCTCGTGGAGGTCGTCTATCTTCTGCAGGAACATCATCTATAATCTCAACAGATAAATCTTCTGGAACTGTATTATCAACTTCCATTGTTTTGCCAAAGAATTTTTCTTCTTCAGACGTGGTAGGTTGACTATCTATAATCGGCTCTTCATTTATGATTTCAGTATTACTCATGCTCTTACTACTCCTGTTGGGTCATCAACGACTGCTTCCACAGTATCGTCATTAATTAAACGAAACTCTTGTCCATACATGACCATACGAGTACCTGAGTAGGCTCTAAAGATTACCCAATCTCCTTTTTGACACCAAGGTCCTGAAGGAAATCTTTGTTTATCTTTATAAGCTTCAGGTCCAATCTTTAAGACATATCCACATATATTAGATACTTCTTCGTCTTTGATTGTTTGTGAGGCTTTGATAATACCACCTTCCGTCTTTTCATCTGCTTGTGGCATAGCTACTAATATCTTCCAACCCTTAGGGTCAGGTAGCTGTGTCTTAACATCTTCATTTACGGGTGGAGCTTTTACACTCTCTGGGTCTGGGATATTTTCTAGTTTTACTTCACTCATATATTTGCACGACTTTAGGAGTCGAGTACCTATTCACGTTCTTCATGTCTTTTCTTCCAATCCGACATCTCACGCTCTGCGAGGGATAACCCCTCGATAATTCCACATAATCTTTTATAGTCAGGGTAATCTTTTAGATTGCCTGTTGCTATATGTTGTTCATGCTCCCTAACGATATCATTTAGCCTTCTCTTTAAAAACTGTGAAAGTGATTGCTCTTTGACATCATTACTCATTCTTATTGACATCTTCGACTATTTGTCTAGCTATGTCAATACCTTTTTGGAAATCCTCTCTTGCTTCAGACTTTCTGCTTTCTTCAACGTCTAGCAAATCACTAGCAACTTGCTGTCCTATTTTAGCTCCGGCTATTTGTTCTTGAGATTGAATTCTTTCTCTTTCAATTTCATCTCTGTTTATTGCTTTCTCTG